CCGGAAGATCTTCCAGGCTGGTCTGGACAAGGACGGGGTTAAGGACGTCAACGAGATCATGGCGCTGGAGGGAAAGTCCATCCGCTTCAAGTTCACCGATGACAAGGGCAACTTCGCCGGCCTGGAAAACCTGTTCGCCCAGGTCGAAAAGCTCAAGACCCTGAACGACGAAGATCGCACCGCCACCATCAAGGCTCTGTTCGGTGATGATTCCGAAACGATGACCACCTTGAACACCATGATGAACAAGGGGCTGGATGGGTATAAAGAGGTACAGCAGAAGCTGCAAACCCAGGCCGATCTGCGTACTCGCGTCAACGAACAACTCAGTACCCTCACCAACGTCATGGAAGCCGCAGAAGGTAGTTTCACCAACGCCATGGCTGAGTTCGGTGCAGCGGTAGCGCCGGAACTCAAGGATCTGATCAACACACTGGGCGAGATCGCCAACAGCGTCGGCACCTGGGCCAGGGAGAATCCAAAGTTGGCCGGTGGCCTAGTCAAGGTCGTGGCTGCGATTGCCGCGCTGGCATTCGTTTTCGGCGGCTTGGCGTTGACCATGGCGAGCATGCTGGGACCGTTCGCGGTACTGCGCTACGGGATGGCAATGTTCGGCCTTCAGGGTGGTGGTATCACCAGTATGCTGGGCCGTTTAATGCCCACACTGACCGGACTGGCCCGTAACGTTTTCCCAATGTTTGCCCAGGGTGTTCGCATGCTCGCCATGACAATGGGCGGCGCGCTGGTCACTGCTCTGCGTACCGTCAGCATTGCACTGTGGGGGCTGTCCGCGAACCCGATAGTCTTGATCATCGCTGCTGTCGTAGCCGCACTGGCCGGCGGTGCCTACCTGATCTACAGAAATTGGGACGCGGTGAAGAGTTACTTCACCAACGCCTGGACAGAGATCCAGGCAGGTTTCGACGGTGGTATAGGCGGCATCATCACAACCATGGTCAACTTCAGCCCGCTCGGCCTGGTGTACCAGGCGTTTGCGGGCGTGCTGAGTTATCTGGGCATCGAACTGCCCAGCCGCTTCACCGAGTTCGGCAAAATGATCGTCAACGGCCTGGTGAATGGTTTGATGGCAGGTCTCGGCAGCGTCAAAACGGCCATCAGCTCGATCGGCGACGCCAGCATCGGTTGGTTCAAGGAAAAGCTCGGTATCCACAGCCCGTCGCGGGTGTTCGCGGAGTTGGGTGGTTTTACCATGGCCGGCCTCACCCAGGGCCTGGAAGTTGGACAGAAAGGCCCGCTTGACGCCCTGAGCAGTATGACCAAGCAGATGACAGCGGCAGGCACCTTGGCCCTCGGCGCCACGGCCATGCCGGCGTTTGCCGTGGACAACACGCCGCCAATCAGCAGCTCGCCTTCAGCAGCGGTTTACGACAGCCACGACACCTACGAAATCAGCATCACAGCAGGCCCTGGCACCGACATGCAAAGCCTGGAAAAGAGCGTGCGTGCCATGATGAACCGCATCGAAAACGAAAAGAAAGCGCGTCAGCGCAGCAAACTCTCGGACCTGGATTAACCACCATGATGATGGCCCTCGGCATGTTCGTGTTCAGCCTGCACACCGCTGCCTACCAGGAGCTGCAGCGCCAAACGGATTGGCGCCATGCCAGCAACAATCGAATCGGCGCGGCGCCCGCGCGGCAGTTTGTAGGCCGTGGAGACGACGCCATCACCCTCCCCGGCATCATCTTCCCCGAGCTGGCCGGTACCGCCCTCAGCCTCGACGCCATTCGTTTGATGGCAAACACTGGCAAGGCCTGGCCCATGGTCGAAGGCACCGGACGGATCTACGGCCTGTGGGTGATCGAGAGCCTGAGCGAAACCAAGACCCTCTTTTTCAGCGACGGCACTCCAAGGCGTATTGAATTCACCCTGAGCCTCAAGCGCATCGACGACGACCGCATCGACCTGCTAGGCGCCGCTACTAGCATCGGCGTCAACATCCTGCGGGGCCTGCTGTGATCGAAGCCATCATCTCCAAGGTCACGGGTTACGTGCGCAACACGGCCGAGCGCTACATGCGTGACGCGGCCTATCCCGTGCCGGCCTTCCGGCTCACCGTCGACGGCCTCGACATTGCTCAACTGATCAGCCCGCGGCTGATGAGCCTGGAGCTGACCGACAACCGCGGCGTCGAGGCCGACCAACTGAGCATCACCCTCAGCGACCACGACGGCCTGCTGACAATCCCACCTAAGGGCGCGGTGCTGCGACTATGGCTGGGCTGGAGTGACACCGGCCTGGTCGACAAAGGCACGTACACCGTCGACGAAACCGAACACAGCGGCTCGCCGGACGTGCTCAGCATCCGCGCCAGATCGGCAGACTTGCGCAAGGGCCTGAAAACCAAGCGCGAGCGCAGCTGGAGCAACACCACACTCGGCGACGTCCTGGGCGATATCGCCATCGGCAACGGCCTCACCGCCACGATCGCCAATGCACTGCACGGCTTGCCCATCCTGCAGCTAGACCAGGCAAACGAATCCGACGCCAACCTGATTAGCCGCCTGGCGGAAGAATTCGACGCGGTGGCCAGCGTCAAAGCCGGCTGCCTGCTGTGCCTTCCGGCGGGCGGCGGCAAGACCGCCAGCGGTATGGATCTGCCACACATCACCCTCACCCGCGCCGACGGCGACCAGCACCGCTACCTACAAGCCGACCGTGACAGTTACGACGGCGTGCGTGCCTATTACTACGACGTGAACAGCGCCAAGAAACAGGAAGCCATTGCCGGCGGCGGCGACAATCTCAAAGACCTGCGCCACACCTACAGCGACCAGCAGTCAGCCCTGCGCGCTGCCCGTGCAGAGTTCCGGCGCCTGCAACGTGGTAGCGCCACGCTTAGCTACAACCTGGCGATGGGCCGGCCGGATCTGATCCCGGAGCTGACCTACACACTCCAAGGCGTGAAAGAGGAAATCGACGAGATCATCTGGTACGGCGGGAATGTGCAGCACAGCCTGAGTGCGGATGGTGGCTACACCGTCAGCCTGGAACTGGAGAGCAAGCTGCCGGAGGACAACGTTGAGGATCTGGCGGAGGAGAACAAGGGGGATTACACGGGGATCATCGCGTACTACCGCGACAAGAAAACCGGGAAGGAAAAGACTATTACCGCGGGGGATCAGGCGAAGCCGAGGCGGTTACGGTGGCTTTATTCAAGCGAAAGAACAGCAAAGCGCGCCGTTGAGCGAGAAAACTTGAAGCTAAAACAAAGCACATGACCAAAAACACCAAGCGAATAAAAACCCCATAAAAAACATACAGTTGCGATACCGCCTAAACCAGTATTGGCAAAATGCCTTCATGGCGTCACACTGTGCAAATCACTCATTCGCTTAAAGGATTATAAGATGGCTGAACCACGCGCTTTCATCAGTTTCGACGTTGACAACAACAGCACTCACAAAACGTTATTTGCAGGCCAGGCCTGGAACTCAAAGACGCCCTTCAAACATGAAGACTGGTCTGCAAAAAGCCCAATGCCACAATCCGAATGGGAAGCAATTGTAAAAGAAAAAATCAATAAAACTCATCTCCTTATTGTCTTAGTTGGTCGACATATGGCAACAGCAACTGGGGTTGTTAAAGAAATAGAAATGGCCCGCTCTCAAAATGTTCCAATTTTTGGAGTTTACGTTGACAACGCAAACGCCGATAGCACACTCCCAGCAGGGCTTAATAGAAACCGAGTCATTTCTTGGACTTGGCCTGGCATTGCAAGCGCCGTAACTCAGATGATGGGAGAGGGAAAGAACGCAGTTAAAACACCATGAAAAAAGCCTTAGTTGTAGGAATAAACTACTACAAAAACATGAATCAACTATTTGGATGCGTAAGCGATGCATACGCAGTAAACCAAGTTCTTGAACGTCATATGAACGGGGAACTAAATTTTGACACCAAGCATGTTATCTCAGTGGATGCGGCAAGCGCTATTACACGCAAAGATTTGAAAGATGACATTAAAAAACTATTTGAGGGCGAATGCCAAGTCGCGCTTTTTTATTTTGCCGGACACGGTCATATTGAAGAGTCTGGCGGGTATCTGCTGACCTCCGAGTGTGTTGACGGCGATGACGGGTTGGCACTCCAAGAAATACTAGACATTGCCAACGCTTCAAAAGCAACTAACAAGATAATAGTCTTGGATAGCTGCCACTCGGGTGCTGCCGGCACCCAAAAATCGCTTGGTGAAAAAGCCCTTTTAGCTGAAGGAATGACCATCCTCACGGCATCGACAAAGGATCAATACGCGGAGGAAGTAAACGGCTCCGGCGTTTTCACATCTTTATTTGTGGACGCCCTGAATGGAGGGGCCGCAAACCTTCTCGGGGATATAACACCAGGCAGCATTTATGCCCACATAGATCAGTCACTGAGTCTTTGGGAGCAGAGGCCAGTATTCAAAACCAATGTCAGAGCTTTTACCTCATTAAGAAAAGTTTCACCACCAATCCAGCTTTCAGAACTTCGCCAAATAAATGACTTATTTGAAACCCCAAATTCAGAAGTATCGCTAGACCCCAGTTTTGAACCTCAACCGCCTGCGCCTAATCATGGAATTGATCCCAACCCCGAAAATAATCGTAAATTTGCAATACTCCAAAAATTAAACCGTCTAAATTTAGTCAAACCGGTTGATGAAGAGCACATGTATTTTGCAGCAATGAATTCCAAATCATGCAGACTTACTGTCCTTGGTGAACATTACTGGAAACTGATCAAAAACAAAAGAATTTAAGTTTCTCAAGGAGTGTAATTTGAATAGTGAAAAGCTGTTTCAGCATTACGAAAAAATTTACTTTCACGAGCTAGCGAGAAAAGAGCAAATCTTCTCAAGGCTTAGCATTCCCCTAGCAACGATCATTGCAATCGCAGGCTTTTACTCGGCAATCATAACCGGGGACAGAGCTACTCTAACCCTTGGCGCTAAAATATGGTTCCTAACAATAATTGCAGTATCAATACTTGTACTAGCAGTAGGGATATTTTTCTTTATTGATGCACTACTTGGAAAGATTGATAAAAACTTGCCCGAGCCCAACACAATTGAAAAATATCGACTAGACCTTATAGATTATTATTCCGACGAGGACGATCCAGAAACTAAAGTTTCTGAAAAAATGCACACATATTATTACGAAAACTACATGAACTGCGCAACAATATGCACGTTAAACAATGATAGAAAAAGTTCAAGCTTATATTACTGCAATGTCTGCCTAATACTCGCAGCCGGAATCGCCGTTATAGCTTACGCTGTAATTACAATACCAAAACTCTAGGAGTGAATTTATTATGTCCCAGAAACCACCACCTCCACCGCCGCCGCCAACACGCAACGTAAGAGGCAATGTACGTCCGCCTCCGCCACCGCCTCCGCCGCGCCCGGCACCGACAAAAAACAAGTAAAAAAAGCAACCCGGCCATGCCGGGTTGTTTTTCTATTATTTTTTCTGTGTTTTTTTTAAAACCTCAGCACATCTCAAGATATGTTTCTGATTATCTAAAGAAAGCTTCCGAAATAGAGACAAAAGTAGATACTCCGTCGAGTTCAACTCAATCTCGCGACTCTCCATTTGTCGATTATCGTCGCTGGGCTTTTTAGACACGGCGCTTTTTCCCCCCTTATCCATGGCATGTAGAAGTACATACGTATGGAAATCTTTCGGACAGAGCGGGAGGTACGACCTTCGTGTAACGGGACTATCGCTGGGGGCGCTACCCAGCGTAGGAGGGGCAGAGCTTCATGGCGCGTACGGTAATTTCGCTGTAATCCATTGTGGTGCCAGGCACGCTTACGTTTGGCTTGGAAAGCAATCGTCCATCGAGCCAACCATTTTTTAATGCTCTGGACCGAGCGCTCCCATTCAGCGCATAGAGCTTCCCATCTTCTGTTCTCACCAATGCCGAAGGGGGTCCTTCCTGACAGAGCAGATCGACCGTCTCGTGGATGAAGGGCCACTTTTCGCCGTACTCGGTATGACTGACTGTCTCGCTGCTGTCTCCACCGCAGCCAGCCACTGCCAGTAAGACTGGAATGATCAAACAGCGCATCGTTTCCTCCTTGGAATTGATTCATTTTGGTTCTGGTTTAGACACCTGCGCCATCGCAAACGCCAAGTGCGCAAGAGTCGCGCGGTCGACATCGGACATTTCCCGCATATGCCCCAACACCTTCAACTCGGTGTCGCTCATCTTGCTGGGGTCTGCGTCAACGCGGGAGCCAGTTAGTACGTAATGCACGTCGACTCCAAGCGCTTGAAGCCCTGAGAGGTAGCGCACATCGGGGGAGCTGGACTCAAGTTCATAGGCCTTTTGAGTACCACGACTCACCCCTGCGGCAACGCCAAAGTCGGTCTGGTTTTTACCAAGCCGCTCGCGTTCTTCCCGCAGGCGTTCACCTACCCCTAAAGATATGAGCATTTTTTTGATCAAAATAATTTGACTTGAGCAGAAATCTGTCCAAGAATCCTTGTCGTCGAACACGATTAAACACGGACGAACACTATGCATGCCCTACAGACCCCCGAGCAAGCCCGCGCGGTTCTTGATCGCGAGGGGAAAAGCATTGCCGAATTTAGCCGCCAACATGGCTTGAACAAAAATCTGGTCAGCGACCTGCTGAACGGCCGTAAGAAAGGCCGTCGTGGAGAAGCGCATCGAGCAGCTGTATTGCTCGGGATCAAAGACGGCCAGATCACAAACTAGGGCCTCTGGCTCCAAGGGGAAACCAGAAGATGAAACGCCCAGTTCTAGACAGCAGAAAGAGCGTCGTAATGGCCGTCATCGGCGCCTACCCAGGCGGTCGGGCGTACGCCTCGGCAGATCTCGGCATGCCACTGAAGAAGTTCGACAACCAAGCCTACGAGAACGCTGGAAGCCGCCCGTTGACCGATGAACACATTCACCGTCTTGAGCAGGTTGCCGGAACCACATACCTGGCTGACTACATCGCTTCAATGTACGGCGGAATGTTCGTCCCGATCAGCTTGCCGCAGGACCTCGACAACGTTGACCTTTTCAGCCGTTCAGTCAAAGCCTCA